CGGCAGAAGCAGAGTAATATCGATATTCTTCTACTCGTTCTGCGACTCTACCGGCAATCCTAAAAAATGTGGTGTCACAAGTTTAGCAATCGTAACACCATCACCGATAGTAACCGCATTTACAGCCCAAGTTGGAAGCTGCAACATTCCTGGAGGTCGCGCCACAGTAGCGATCAACAGAACTGTCTGAGAGATACTATCGCCGGCTGACATAACGTCTTCGATATCGCCATAAGTCTTAGCAAGAAATTCAAGTTCAGTAATTGGCTCCTTACCCGTGACCGGAATTGGAGTTCCCAATTCATAGATAATCGAAGTATCGATGCCATTACCTTCCCTAGTAATCTTACCGACAACACCTTCGTCTTCATCTAGCCGTCCCGTCAACAGTTGAGCATTCGGAATCGGCATCATCGTTACATCATTCGAATCGATAGGAGTTGTCGAACCGTTGACGTAATAGACTACTTGTTTAGCAAGACGCAATCTACGCAATCGTGCCTCAAGTGTCTTCGGTTTCTTCATTCCTTGCGCTTCGACAATAAGATCCGAGAACGACTGAAACGAAAGTCTGTTGATAACAGCACCATCGATAACCTTATCACGAATCTGCCACGGTTGTGGCAGAACAAATTTTTCACTAGGCATAGATACTCCTTATGCCGCGACTGCGAAAGTTGCCTGAACGTTTTGAGGTGTAGACTCGAGAGTTCCAGCTGGCAACAGTTCGTCGATTTCCTTAAACACGATCGTCATTGTAACTTCATGTGTATCTGATTTTTCAGTACCAGTTCCGGTACCCTTTGCTGCCGAATATACAAGACCATTGTAATATTCGACTTGCAAATTGACATCCGAACAACCCTGATACATTGCAAGTGGGACTCGAAGATCGCGAACTACTGCAATTTCGACTTCCGGGTTGCTTGGTTTTCGTTTCACATAACCGTGTGGCAGAGCTTCGTTGTCGTACGCACACAGACGCCATGTTGGCAGAGTATCAGACGAAAGCTCGTGACTGATGGGTCCGTAGACTTCATCAGTATCGCAATCTCTGAACGAGATCAGGATATTCTTTACGCCAACCTGATTTTCGCAAGTCATCTATCTGTCTCCTTGAAGCTAAGCGCCTCGGCGCTAGTGAATCAGTAAGGGCGATCGCAGTTGGTCAGCAGAGACGGTTTGGCGTTGATGATAATATTGGTGATGCGAACCGGTGGACGATAGATAAAATCAATCCACAGTTTACCCGGAATACCTTGGCATTTCGGAGCAACTTCGAAGTCAGTCATCACCTTAATATCATTGTCGATATCCTCGAACTCAGAGAAGAGAATACCGATCTGCGATTTTGCCCAACTACGGAATGCACCAAGGATCAACTTTGGGTTAGTTCCACGTACACCAGCTGGGATCGTTGTATTCTTGGTGTACAAGCCCAACCCCAAGCTCTGACCAAGCACGAGAGCAGCTTGATCTGCGGTTGCCGCTGCAAGGCGCCGGCTGCTGACACTCCACCAGGTAGCGTTAAAGCGGCCGTTCTCATCGTAACGATTGTTTGTCACATCGTTAACAATCATCGGCGACGTCATGCTACCGGTACCACCCTGAAGCGGAACGCTGACAACAAATCCAGCTTCCTGAAGAAGCTGTTGCTCATCAAATGTGAAGCATTGGAAACAAGCTTCAGGTTGATGCAAACAGCCAAGGACACCGAAGTTCGGTCCTTGAACATTCATCTCCGGATGATCGATTGTCGAGCAACAGGACTTGGTTGCATACGCCGCAGCTTTCAACCGCAGGGTCAGTAGTGCAAACTGCAAGACGTGAAACTTCAGCCGAGTTGGTATCAGTCGCTAAAATCTGACCAAGCGACCCATAGTTATAAGTATAACCATGTCCGAAACACTGTGGTTTTTCGCACGACCAAGCGTCAGCAATATATGCAATCATCGCATCTTGCCAATCTGGCTCGTCGTAAAGCATTGCGATGCAGCAATAACAGCATTCGCCGAGAACACCGAAATAATCAAGAGGAGTTGCTGCCGCAGCACTCAGGCCTTGGATACTTTGAAGTATCTCAACTTCAACTCCAACAGGAGCATGATTTCGTTTCTGAGTCCAATTGTAAATCGGCAACATACCATTGCCAACTCTTCCTGCATTTTTTGCAGTAATCGTTACCACTCCAGCCACAGAAGCTGCCACAAATGGCAGACCTGCAACATCGTTAAGCTCAGCAGCAACATTGGTAGCGATTTCATCGGGCGTATCACCTTCATGTACCCGAGTCGTGCTATTGTAACGACCATCGGCAATGAAGAGATCAACAACACCATCAGATGTTGCAGGACCGGTAAACGTAATGGTGTAGGCAGCTTTCACTGTCGCACCAACATCGAGATCTTTACGCGGCAAAGCGTAAAATTCCATTACCTGCTGTGGACAGCAAGCAAACCCAGCTTTCAGACCCTCAGCGATAACACTACCCTCGCCGAACAGAAGATCCACATCACGAAGTGATGGCATTTTGATAAGTTCATCTTCGATTGCAGTACCACTATCCAACATCTGACCTTCGATCAGAATGCGGCAACGATTGGGATAAGCATTGAGAGAAGGATCGAAACAAATTCGGATCGCACCAGATCGCAAGCTGTCGATCGACATAGGTCAGTCTCCTGTGATTAAGTAGAATGAAAAGGAATTAAGCGGGTTTAGGTGCGGGAGATCCCGTACCCGGCGCCGGCGGCTCGGACGGCGTGACTTTGCCACCGCTTACCTGCATCGGTTGCTTCTCTTTAGGTTTTGCAGGTTTTCCTTCGTCACCCTGCACTTCGATATCTTCCCATACACGAATCAACCGTTGGATATACGGCGTATTAGCAACAGGAATGAAGTTGTCCTGAGGGATTACTTTCCCTTGATAGAAGGCCTTACGGCCCGGACGAGTACGAACATAGATCATGGGCATCAGGTCTCTCCTATTTAGGACATGGATCACAAGGATCCGGGTCAAGACAGTCTTCGGGAACACAACAATCAGATTCAGGAACGCATAAATTGAATCCAATATGATCGATAATCATATCTGGAGGATAATCAGAACATGCTTTCCAGTTAACAACAGCTATGAACCCGAAAGTCATTGTAACAGCAAGATGATCTGCTTCCGTATCCAATGTTCGATAAGCAATTCGAGCATTACGTGGTGCAGGCCAAGTCGCCATATGCGTCAGAAGCTTATCGCGAATTGCTTCGTAATTATAATAACTCCAAAATGGTGCGTCGCTTCCATTAGCGCGTTTATATTTTTCAGAAGGTAACCAAAACTCAACTACAAAATGATCAGTGATCTGAAACTGACTCTGGCGAGCTACCGAACTTTGTTCACCCACTGAACGGACAAAAGCAACCACTGCCAAGGGTAGTGTCGGAATATTTTCTTTCGTTACTGCACTCTCAGACACCGCCATTGCTCGGCCGTTTAACTCGGGAAACCATTCAGCAATTGCTGCCGCCAAAGCAGGCAATAGACGAGTCTCAACTTTCGAAAGTTCATCTTTCGGAGTAACAGCGTCCATTCACTCTATTCCGCTTATTCCCGGAGTACCCTTAGACCAACCAACCCACTTGCCGGCGCGCTTCTTAGCTGCTGCCATGCCTTCTTTCAACGCATTATCGGACATCTTACGACGCGACATTCGGCTTGTACCATAGCGAAGATAACCAGAATATGGCATATGAGTTCCGATAGTTACACTATCGTTTGTTATCTGAGTAGAAATCGAAGCTCGCAATCTGCCAGTCCGAACTGAAGGATATTGTCTTGCCTTTGATGCAGGTGGAAACTGTTTCATTCCACCTTTAAAAGCTTTTGTTGATTCTTCAGCTACCACTTGAAGCCAACGCCGAAATGCTGCTGCATCACGTGTTGCCCAGAACGGCGCCCATTTCTTAAAACTAATCTCAATCACAAAAGCACCGGTGTACGTTCGGGATTAAGATCGCTATTTGTTATCTTAGCCGTTTCACTACTTTCAACGAGATGACACTCAAGCATCACAGTCATGCGAGTATCATCGACAAAACCTAACACTTTATACCAGCGAGAAGGACTCTGAAGAAATTCTTCATAAATCCAAGCTGCTGAACTGTAATCAATACCTAGACCAGCTCGAACTCGAATACGATGCGTTGCTCGGGTTGCTAATTCCTTAATTGCAAAACCCATCTCAGACATGAAGGAGGGCAAGTGTTGTTGATGTTCGATCTTAGCCCAAGTCCACACCACAGCTTCCCGGCGTAGCTCCATTCTATCTGACGACATAACAACATCGCTCATCTTGCAGATTGCAACGCGATGCTTCAACT